GGCGGAGGATTGGATCGAGTGGACGGGCGGCGAGTGTCCGGTCGATCCGGATGCGCTGGTCAACTGGCGCATCACCGACGAAGACGACGAGCGTATTGCTGATACTGATGAGATTGTGTCTCACGCAGACAGGCTTCGTTGGTCGCACGTCGGCATGTACGACATCATCGCCTACCGCTTGGCTACTCCCCATGACTAGCCCCGAAACCGCGATGGGCGGGCTGGCGGATCGTGTCGAGGCGGCGACGGGGCCGGACCCTGACCTGCAATACGACGTGATGACCGCGTACGGCTATCGCGACATCTACGGCGATCGGCTGCTCTTCGATAAGGGCAACGACGGGTACTGGACGATGTGGGAGCCCGAAGGCGTGGCGCCGCTACCCGACCCGCTGTCCTCGCTCGACGCGGCCATGACGCTGGTGCCGCTAGGTCATGCGTTCACCGTTGGTCAGAACGTGCATCATCGTCATTGGGTCGCATCGGTCAACTATCTCGACCATGACGGCGCGCCAGCAACACGCGGATGCAGCAACGCATCCGCAACTGCCGCCCTCGCGCTCACCGCCGCCTGTCTCCGCGCCCGCGCCGCCCTCGCTAATACCACAGGTGAAGCACAATGACCTGCGATTGCATCGAAGATGTGAACGCCCGGCTTGCCGAGCGCAACACTCGCATCATGCTCCCGATCATGTTGGGTGCGGATCAAACAGCCCGCCCGATGATCGAGACCGAGCAAATCGAAAAGGGGCGCGGCAAGGCGAAGGCATGCGGCATGTTCGCGACCTACTGCCCGTTCTGCGGCGTCCTGATTTCGTCAGGTGAAGCGCCGGGAGACGGGGCGTGAGCGACGCACACGCACAATACTGGCGCGAGGCGCTGGAGTATGCCTTCGACGGGTGCGACCTCTGGAGCGTCATCAAGGACGTTCCGAGCGCCAAGCTTGACGAACTCGGAGCATCTTTAGCCACGTCGGCGGAATGCCAAGACCAGGCATTCCATCGCCCTGAAAACCCGATGATCCGCGAAACCGACATTCTGACGCGTAAGCTAACGTGGGAGCGGGAACGCATCGGCTGCGAACCATGCGGGGGCTCGGGACGACTCAAATACAATGCTGGGCCGTGGGGCGTGAACACCGGATGCCACGTCTGCGGCGGCGCAGGCAAGGTGCATCCCCGAAAAGAGCGGGAGCCAGCATGACCCCCGATAAAGCACGGGTGGCTGAGATAGCCCGAGGCCTGACGAAGGCGCAGCGGGCGGCGCTGGTCTCGGCTTGCACGACGCACTCGGATGTCGGCGGCGAACCTTTCGTAACGGTGGATTTCACCGATCCTTGGCCCGCGCCGATAGCGCAATTTGTGACTGTTCGAACCGACCGCCTCACCCCCCTCGGCCTCGCCGTCCGCGCTTACCTCCAATCGGAGCAACCCGCATGACCAACAATAACCGTAACAGTTCGACCGAGACCCGAGGAGCTAAGGTCAAGGTGCGTTGCGCCCGCTGCACTCAGGCGTTCATGGCGCGCGTCGCGGATCGCAATCGGGGTTGGGGTAAGTTCTGCTCCAAGTCGTGCAAGGCGATCAAGCAGACGCAGCGCTTCGCTTCCGGTTCGCGTCCGAAGAAGAAGTATCCGCGCCATGACGGCGTATCCGAGATGAAGCACAAGGTCTGCGACACTTGCGGCGCCCCTGCGATCAACGGTGTCTACACGGCCACCGGCATCGAGTGGGGCTGCGCACTTCATCACGATACCACCCATCCTTTCGACAGCGATGCATTGGGGCAATGGTAATGACCAACAGTTCGACCGAGAGCGTCGAGGTGACGCAGGCTGAGGCCATTTCGTTCCTCGAAAGCGGCTTTCGCAACGTCGAACTTCCGCCCCTGGATCGCGACGACATCGAAGATATTCGGCGCGCGCTGAACGATATCGCCCGCCACCGCCAATCCTCCATTCCCAATGAGGTAGTGAAGGCGCTGGAGGCGGCTGACGGCGCGATCCGCGAGATGTTTCGGTATTTTGACGGCGGCGAAACTCGCGGTTCCTACGACGGCAAGCCAGAGCGCGCGCAGCTTCGCAAGGCTGGATACCGCACCACCGCCGCCCTCGCCAGCCTCAAGGAGCGCAACCAATGAGCGACGAGGATCGCATCAAGTTGGAGCGTCAGGCAACCGCTTGGTTCCGCCGCCACCGCTTTTCAATCGAGCGACGCCCTGGACCGGGCGACTATCAAATCGTGTGGAGCCCGAAATGACCGACAACACCAATCCCGAGGCGCGGGCGCGGGAGTGCTTGGTGCGCACTGTAGATAATCCGTTGGGCGCTGAGCTTGTGGCGTCAGGCGATGATAGCCCGATGTTCCGTACCGATGAAATTATCCGCGCCATGCTCGCCTTCGCCCAACAGGAAGCCACCGCTCGCGCCATTGCGATCGGCCGCGAACTCGACGCCGAAGATGGCGGCTACCCGGTGCCGGAAGCGCAGGGGGTGGAGGGTGAGCTTGAGCGACTTCGCGAAGAGGTTGATCGCTTCCGTCGCCCGAGCCACCGCAACCTTTCGACCCGCGATCCCATCATCCCCCTGCCGGGCTTCGAAGCGCAACACCTGCGTGGCCTCGCATTGGTTTTTCGCGAGTGGTGCAATTCCGATCTGTGGGGTCGCCCGCAAGAGGCTGAGCTGGCTGCGCGGCAGGTCGAGACCGCGTTCCATCTGCTGACCACCCAGCCCGCATCCCCCTCTCCCGATCCCCTGCTGTCCGAGGGGGAGGTGGAGCGGCTCGATGCGGTGCTCAAGTCCGGCTTTCGTAAGATGGGCGGAGTCGCGCGGTTGGCTCGCGCACCAGGCGGCGCTGCCAAAATTCGGGAAATTGCGATCCGGGAAATCCTCGCCGCCCTGCGCCGCCCCACTCAGGGGGATGGCGCCGAGCAGCCCGTAACGGGGGAGGTGGACCGTGGGCGCTAACCCTAAATGCGAGGCATGTGGTCAGCGGTTTCCCGCCAACGCCGTTTGGCGAATGGATGGTGACGGCTTTGTTGCCTGCCTTCCGGCTTTTCCTCGCTCGGATACAGATGACCGCCCAATGCGCGGACGCTGCTACGACCGCGCCTCCCTTCACCCCAGCACACCGGAGGGGGAGTGATGGTGATCCCCAGGCGGTCCCTTCGCGCGATGAAAGCGCGTTGGGAGCGTGATCTCACTAGGCTGGAGGACGGTTATCCGATGCCCGATTGGCGCGGCGGGACTCCTGAAATTGAGACCATGCGCAATCTTGCGACCGCAATCGCGCAGATTGACGGCGTGATTGCGGCTTATCGGCCCGGCGACGCGCCCAGCACACCGAACGGAGATGCGTCGCAGGGGGATGGGCGATGATGCGCTGGCTTCGCGAGATATTCCACCCTGCGGAAAAATGCACGCGAGTCGGGCACAGAGTCAGGGTGCGCGAGTATCGCGTGTACCTGTACCCGCCCGCTGCTCGATGGGCTGTCGCGGAGCGCGCGTGGATGAAGCAGTCATCCTGCAGCCGTTGCAATCACGCCGACCGTGAGGAGGAAATCAGCCGCACCGCGCTCGATGGTCTCACCATGGACAGCGACCGTTGGGACGCCCTCGAGCGCGACGGAAGGCTAGAGATATGACCTCTCACCCATCTGATGAGGGGCTGATCGCGGCCAGGCTGACGGATGCGCAGTGGGCAGCCTTGCTGGAATTGCCCCGCATTGGCAGCAACAACCCGGCACGCCGATACATCCGGCTGTGCGAGCTCGGCTTGGCCGACTGCACCATCAAAGGCGACGAGGAGGGCGAGCGCTGGTTCGTGATCGCCACACCCCTCGGCATGGCCATCCGCGCCCTCAAAGGAAATCCCCATGTCTGAGAAAGCGATGCGCGAGGCGATTGAAGACGCGGTGCATGGTGCACTCGTGCGCTGGAGCAACGGCGAACAGCCGAAGCCTATCCGTGCGATGGTCGCCGACGCCGTTCTACAAGCTCTCCCCGCAACGCCCGAAGGCAATTTGCGGGAGGGGCAATGTAAGCGAATATTCCTAGCAGCGCATGCTGATGGCTGGACCGCAAATCAGCAGCGCCGAGACGTTCAGCACATTGACGCCGAGAAGTCTTGGGAGGCTTTCGTGGGAGACGGGGCATTGGCGATAATCCTCGCCGCCACCCCTCTGCACGATCTGGAAAGCCGGGAGGGGTGGAAGGACATCGCGACGGCGCCGAAGGATGGTCTGTTCTTCGTTTACACGCCGGGCATCGGGGTCGGAGTCCGCGTCTCGGCAATGAAGGAAGGCGCGCCCGATCCGTCAACGCATTGGTGCGAACTCAACCTGCCGCCCCTGCCTGCATCTCCCTCTATTCAGGAGAAGGGCGAGTGAGCCGGGATATTCAGGGCGCGTCCGCTGTAATCGCCGCGATCCTGCTCGGCGGCTGTTCGTTCGCAGAGCGCAGCCCGGTTGTCGGCGCGTGCGTGCGGGTCGCTGACGGTCGCTCCTTCCCCGCCACGCCGTACAAGGAACTGGGTTCTGGCAAGCTGATCGACTGGGAATACAAGGACGAGAACGGGCTGACGCAGAATGTGCGCGCAGAGAATAGCCGAGAGTTTCGCTGCACCGCAACCTCCACAATCGGCGCGCCGAGTCCCACCCCTCCCACAAATCCTAGAGAGGAATAGAGCCTGTGAGCAAGGATAGCGAGAGCGCGGCGCACAACGCAGCACTGGACGCTGCAATCAGCATGGTCCGCAAAGAGCGCGACTTCCGACGTGCGCGCGGCAAGGTCGCGGTCAGCAAGGTCGAGCGCCACGACTGCGAGACGATGGCGATCCAGTGCATGCACATCGAATCCGCGCTGGCCTCCATCAAGCGCCCGGAGAACCCCCATGCTCACCAAGACTGAGAAAGCACTCGTAGAGCACCGTCTCCCCATCCACGCGGCGGGACTGCAAGAGCACGAACGCTATCCCGCTGGCGATCCGTCTGGGCTGACCAACGCCGACTGCGTTTCCTACGCCGGGCTGCTGCGCGAAGCCCTCTCCCTCATCGAACGCCAGTCCAAGATGATCGACGCTTTGCGACAGCCGGTGACTGCCACTGGCGGCTCCGTGACTGTCGTGGGCGAGCAGACGGGCTTCTGCAACGATGTTGCCCGTCTCAATCCAGATAACCAGGGGGAGGAAGAAAACGACGCGCGGTAACGTTTTTCGCTTGCGCTGCTCAGGCGGTTACGTTACTAAGGTGCATCAGCAAGGGAGTCAAGCAGATGACCAAGATCGAAGTGGAAGCCGCAGAGCGCATCAACTGGATGTCGAAGTACGCTCAGCGCTGCCTTCGCAGCCCTGACTTCACCGAAACCATGGATTGCTACGAAAGCGATTTCGACGGCCTCACTAACTGCGATATGCTTTCGGGCTGGTGCGGTGAGAAAGACCTAACCCCGCTCGGCGCCGAAATTGTCCGGCAGCTCCGTGCTCAATCCGACGAAGAGATGGCATGAACCCCAACGCAGCCAAGCAAGCCGCCTACCGCGCCCGCCAGTCCCAAAAGCTGGCAGAGTTGCTTGCTGGCTCAATCAAGCTGGAGACGCGAGAGGCAGCGTTACGCGCGATCCTCGCTGCACTCGACGGCAACGACAAGCCCCTTGCTGTGAAGCTGCGGGCGATAGCAACGGAGGGTTTGGCGTGACAGCGCGCAACTGCTTGTCATGTGCGAACCGGGTCAAATCGGACTACGGCGCCGCAGGAAGCGACTTCTGGCGATGCACTGCGGTAATCGTGATGCCTGAGTTCGTCCTCCACCATTTGCGCGAGGGGAAGCCATCGCCAATGCGGCTGATGAATCTCAACCTTTTTCGCGAAGGGGCGCCGACATATCCCGGATTGCAGCGTGACTGTCCGCTCCACACCGACCCCCTTCCCATTTCCTCCCCCAAGGAGTAAATACCAGTGATGAGCGCCACGATCTACACGACGACCGGGCCGGTTGAAGTCAAGGGCTTGAGCGCCGCTGAGGATCGCGCCATGCGCCGCGCTTTAGTCGACTCGACGCGGCTGATGCGCCTGCTTAACGAGCACACGCTGGTATGTGCCGAGCGCGAACGAGCCTACATCGCAAGCGGCGAATGGATCGCCACGGAGAAACCCGCATGACCCTCGCTGCTGGTCGATGGCCGGGTGACAATCGCGTGAGGCGCGAGGCGATGAGCAATCTCGTCCGAGAAGATTGAAAGAACGGGGATGGATAACGTAATCCTCGCCCTCTCCGAAAGCGGCAACCTCTCCAAGGCATGCCGAGAGACCGGAGTTTCCAAGACGACGTTCCTGCGCTGGTGTGATGAGAGTCCGCAGAACGCGGACCGCTACGTGCGCGCACGCGAGGCCGGTCTCGACGCAGAGGCGGACAAAGCAATTGAGGAGGCCATGACGGCCTCAGACGCAGGGCTTGGTCGTCTCGCACTGGACGCGCGAAAATGGTATCTGAGCAAGCTGATGCCGAAGAAGTACGGCGACAAGCTGACGCACGCTGGCGACAAGGACGCGCCAATCGAGCATTCACACAAGGTAGACGTTAGCGACGCAGACGAGGCAGTATTACGTTACCTCGCCAGTAAAGGCGGCTGATAACGTTATGTGTCTTACGTGACCAACGTTACCACGGCACACGTTCACGAGGCCCGTCGCGAGCTGGCGCGGCGCTACGTCAGCGACTTCGCATGTAGCGTGGACATTCCCACGGTCCCGCTAAGCGACGATGAGAACGAAGAGCGGTTCGACGCCATGCGGCAACCACTGCTAGCCGCGCATCACAGGCTGCTCCTCGACAAGCTCCAGGGCGTAGAGAGCGGCACGGTTCCGAACCTCATGATTCTGATGCCGCCGGGCTCTGCGAAGTCCACTTACGCCGACGTTGTGTTCGTCCCATGGTTCATGGCCCGCAAGCCGAGGCGTAACGTGATCCTCGCCAGCTACGCGAGCGACATCGCGAAGAAGCAGGGACGCAGGGCAAGGCAGCTCATCAAGTCGCGAGGCTTCACGGACATCTTCCCCAACGCCACACTGAACGCAGACCAGTCGGCAGCGGATGAGTGGGCGCTGAGCAACGGCAGCGAATACATGGCGGGAGGGCTTCTCTCCGGGCTGACGGGCAACCGCGCCGCGCTCGGCATCCTCGACGACCCCATCAAGGGCAGGCAGCAAGCCGAGTCCGAGACGATCCGCAACAGCACTTGGGACGCGTACACGGACGACTTCTGCTCGCGCCTCATTCCAGGCGCTCCGCAGGTGATGATCCTGACACGATGGCACGCAGAAGACCCGGCTGGTCGAATCCTGCCGGAGAACTGGGACGGTGAGAGCGGCGACTTCGAAGGCCGCGACGGGCGCAAGTGGAACGTCATCTGCCTTCCCGCCATTGCCGACCGCGCCGACGACCCGCTAGACCGAGCTATCGGTGAGACGCTGTGGCCTGAGTGGTTCAGCCACGAGCATTGGGCACCGTTCCAACGAAACACGCGGACATGGACGAGTCTCTACCAGCAGAAGCCGAGCGCGGACGAAGGCACATTCTTCAAGGTCGAGTGGTTCAAGCGCTTTAGCGAGCGCCCTGCGGCCCTGAATTACTACATGACGAGCGACCACGCGCCCGGCGGAACCGAGGACAGCGATTGGAACGTGTTCCGCGTCTGGGGTATCGATGAGAACCAGCATATCTGGCTTGTCGATGGCTACCGCGTGCAAGGGACAATCGATGTCGCCATGGGTATCAAGCACGACGCGAACGGGCGCCAGTCGCTTGCCGATGAGGGCGCTCTGCCTCTCGTGAAGAAGTGGAGGCCGCTGTGCTGGTTCCCGGAGAACGACAACAACTGGAAAAGCGCCAAGCCGTTCGTG